ACAGCCACGCCCCTGATGGACGTGTCCTTAAGGATTTCGATCAACATCACAGGGTGTTGTTGCCGCGGCAGAAGCCTTCAGGATGACGGACTGCAAAGTCCACATCCTGCAGGGCCACCACGCGCACGGTGCCGCTGGTGCTGTGGGTGTAGGGATCCACGGTGAGATCCAGTCCACTCCACATCGCCATGATCAGCTGGCTCCACACCGCGAAGAAGATGTCGCCAGACTCAACCTGGTTGCTGACGACGGCGCTGTAGCCGTTGACGGTGCCGCCAGGCTCGAACACGTAGGCGCCAGTATCGGTGCCCTTGTCCTTGGTCTTCAGGTTGCCGCGCATGGTGGCGTTCATCAGATACGCCATGGCGCCGATGTCGGCGTTGTCCGCGGCGATCTTGGATTCCATGCTCACCACCTCGGTATAGGTGGGGGTGGCGGCACCGAAGTCCTCGGTATTGATGCCAGTGGTCAGCTTGATGCCAAGCGGCTGGCTGGTATTGCCCAGGCCGTAGAGGCCCACGCGGTCGATCTCAAGCCCCAGCACAGTGGCAAGATCCTGGCGGATCATCTGCTCCACGTCGATGCTGGCCTGCAGCATCAGGCGGCGGCTGTAGTCGGTAAAGGCGCCTACGGTTTTTGGCGAAAGGTTCACCTGATCCACCGTCTGCTGGCTCTCGGTGGGCGAACCAGATTCAGCCACCCAATACGCAGTTGCCGCAGCCGTCTGGCGGGGAATAGCCACGTTGCCGGTCAGCCCGGTCAGGCTGGTGACGCCAAGGCCGGCCAGTGCCGAGCGGTTGCGCAGCAGTTCGATGAAGCTGCCGGGACGAAAGTCAGTGCCGACCAGATCGCCAGCGCCGGATGCGGTGCCAACAGTCAGGTCACGGCGCAGCACCTCGCTCGGCACCATGATGCCCTGAGCAACCTTGCCGGCGCGTGCAGCGGCAGCCTCGGAGCACTCGCGTTCGAAGGCCGCGGCCTCCTGCAGCTTGCGGTCGCCAGGATTGGCCAGTGCGTTGATCGCGCGCTGGAAGCTGAACTCACGGGTTTCCTTGGCGCTGAGGCCAATGTCGCCAGCGGACTCGCTAACAGGCTGCGCCTTGCTGCCAAGTTGATCAAGCACGGCAGCGCGAGCCTCATCAAGGCTGCGGCCGGACTCAACCAGCTGGCGGCCAAGGTCGGCCATGCCGTGCTTTTCGGTGATAGCGGTGATGCCAGAGATGCGGGTGCGCTCAGCCTTGGCAGCCTCTGAAGCCGCTTCAGCCCGCACCGCCATCAGATCGGTGGTGGTGTCTTCCATGTCGGTAGAAGTTGGGACAAATGATGCGGCTGTGGCCGCGAGGGGAGCATCCATTGAACGCCCTACGCCAATTGTAGGGTCGGCAGGAATTGACACTAGCGATAGCTCGTGCGCGCTCCATCGCGTCACGATGAAGTCTTCGCCGCGCTGCTCCATGTCATTGATCGCATAGCCGAAGCTCACATTGCGCAGCACGCCATCACGAACATCGTTCATCACCTCCTGCGCAAATGGATTGCGGCTCATGCGCACGCGTGCGTAGCCGCGCTTCTGGTCTTCATCCACCCATGCGCGCTCAACCACACCGATCAGCTTGTCCGGGTCATGGTTGAACAGCAGCGGCGCGCCATCGTTCAGCCGCGCAAGATCAACAGCCTCGCGGGTATGGGCCAGGATCTCATTGCCGAAGTAGCGCGCGACCGGGTACTCGCTGGAAAATGGGAACTCAAGCGTGCGGTCGTCTTCTGCGATCTGCGCTGAACGCGTGAATGACACCGGTTCCGAGCGCTGCATACGCTCACCGGTTGCCACTTCAAACAAGATCTCCTGCATGTCATTGTCGCTTAGCCACTGCCGGGCCTCGTCGGCGCTGAATCGTGTTGCATCGAAGCGAATGGCCTGCAGCTCGGTATTGCCATCCTTGATCCCATAGATGAAGTCAACACCGGGGCCGCCTTCATCATTCACGCGTCGGATCTCATCGTATTGATCAGGGTCGGTCAATCGCGCCGCGTGCTCATTGGGATACGGTCGTTCCATTGTGCGATCTTGCAGTGCCTTAATCCTATCGGCCTTTGATGTAGACCAACTCTGGCCAGCATCGCCGCCCCATGCCGCCCATGCCACGCGGCCCGGTGATGGGTAGCCGTCTTCGCCTTGGCTGAAGCCCTGCCCTTGCTTGTCCACCTCATGCCGCGCAAACCATGCCGACATGGTGATCACAGTGTCGGGGCTCAACTCGTCGCCGCTCAAGATCTGCGATGCCCTGGTGGCTGCCACATCAGTGCCGCCCTGCTCGCCATCGGCCTTCCATGCGCGGTAGCGCTCAGCCTCCTCGCGCATTCCAGTGGTTGGCATCAGGTTGATCTCGGTGCCGTTGACGTTGGCCATTAGATGCCCTGCTCCGGTGCTGCGTTCGCTTCTGGTGCGTATGGGTCTTGCGGAATGATTGAGCCCGGTGGCCGCGCTTGCGTAAGGCCGGCACCGCTCACCTTGCCAGGATCAATGTCAAGCACAAGACCATGCTTCTCCGCCAGCAAGCGCTCGGATTCAAGCTGCACGAAGATTTCCTCAAGATCCCCGCCCTGCTCTGCAACCACCTCGCCCAGCGTCTTGAAGCCGCACCGCACCGCTTCCTTGTATGCGGCCACTTCCTTGGCGGGATCAACCCATGCCCAGCCGCGTGGCATCCAACGCGCAGCCTTGAAGCGATCGGGTGCCAGCTCGTAGCCGGGCAGCGATAGCGCATTGCTCAGCACTGCCAGCTCAATCCACTCGTGGAACACGCGGCGATGAAAGTTTTCAATCATCCACGATTGCAGAATCCGCCAGTGGTCGCGGTCTTCAATCAGGCTGAGTCGGCTACTGCTGTAGTTGGTCTGGCTGAAGTCGCGCGAGATCGTCTCGTAGCTGCATCCGATGCCGGCAGCCATGGCGCGCAGCATCGCGCGCAGGAATGGCTCGAACTGACCATCTGGACTATCAAGGCTCGGCACCGTGACCGATTCGCCGGGGTTAAGGTATTTGAAGACCCCAGGCTCGAAGTTCGAGACGCGCTCGCCATCCATGACGTCATCACCGATCAGCTCACCTTCAGGGCTGGTGATGAAACCCATCAGCGCGCTGCTGGCACGAGCACGCACCACCTCGGCCTGCTCGTAACCCGCCAGGTGATGCAGTCGCTGGATTGCACTGGCAAACCATGTGACGCCTCTCGTCTGGCCGGGGCGCTCGGCGCGGTAAAGGTGAATGATCTCCTCGGCCGGGATGCGCTTGTGGCGCTGCGTGCTGATCTGCTGGTTGCTGAACTGATAGTCGCCGGGGTGATACGCCAGGAAGTGGTATGCAATCGGCCTGCCCCAGCCGTCAACCTCGACGCCCATGCGGATCTCGTTGCCCTGCTGGCTGCGGCCATTCAGGCCATCATCCAGCTGGTCCGCCTCAATCACCTCCATCGCCAGCGGCACAGTGCTGCCACCAAAGCTCTGCCGCACAAGTCGGACGAACACCTCGCCGCTCTCAGCGCAGGCGCGGATCACTAGCCTTTCAATGTCGGCGAAGCTCAGCTTGCCGCCGGTGTGGCAATGCCGCGCAGTTGTCCACTGCCGCCATGCCGCCTCAATCGCATCGTTGACCTGAGTATCAAGCCTGCCGCCGCGCTGCATCCGCACCTGCGACTGAAACGGGATGCCCTGCCCGATCACGTTGCCTTCAATCGCGCGCAATGCCTGCCGCGCGTAGTCATTATCCCGGCACAACTGCCGCGCACGATCGCGCAGCTTCTGCGCACTGCCGTAGATCTCGCTGTCGGCGCTGGTGTTACCTGTCACCCAGTCCGCAGTCAGCCTGCTGAACTGCGCACCTTGGTACATCCGCCGCCGCGGTGCTGATGGTGTCGCCTGTTGCCTGCGCTTCTTGGCCATCAGCTGAACCTCACGAATAGGTTGTGGGGATTGCCCAGGCCATTGGCCGCCAGCTCTGCCGCCTGCTCACGCTTCACGTCGGATTTGAGCTTGGCCTCCAGCTGCAGCAACTCCGTTAGCGGCAGCTTCTTAAGCCGCCTGCTGCCGATGGTGTACTCAGCAACAGCGCCGCCAGACACCATCGCGCGGATCGCGGCCTGCACCGCATCAAGATCCTGCTGTGCCTGGCTGCGGCCATCAAACGCACCTGGCGCGCCGGCATAGCTCAACGCCGCCAGCACCTCAAGCTGGCCAGCGCCGAGCGTCAGCTTCTCGCTGCCAGCAGTTGCAATCGCCTGCCAGTACCACTGCCCCGCGTCGAACCCGACGCTGGTGGCCGCGGCGATGGTCAGCTCCCACCCTTGGCTATAGGCAGTGCCTGTGATGGTTGCGCCTTCGCTTGCGGTATTGGTGCGCAGGTAATACGTCAGCGTCCAAGTGCTGCTAGTAACGGCATTGCCGAACGCATCCACGCTGGCATCATCCCGCCACTTCACCGTGTCGCCGGCTCGGATTGTCGCAGGGATGTTCACTACTACCAGTTGCTAAGGAAGGCTGAACCAGCCTTAGCTGATCTTAGCGACGGCTTCACGCGTGCTTCTGCTGGCTTGTCGAGCTGGTCCCATATCGTCCGCCGGTCGTACTTCGTATACAGGTGGCACAGCGCCGCATAGGCATAGACCAAGCAATCCAGCGCCTCATTCCGCGCTGATGGCTTCTTGACCCATTCGCGCACCGGGAACCCTGAACGGTTGTATCGCATCACTTGCTTCTCGGCGGTCAACTGCTCGAAGTAGTCAACCGTTGCATCCATGTGGAAGTGCAGGTAGCCGGGCCCGGGCTCGCTATGCCTGATCCGGCCAAACAGTGTGGTCTTAATCGTGTCGCTGCCGACCGGATGCACCACCGCGCCGCGTTTCATGGTCTGGCCCTTGGCGTTGAGATCCACCCGGCTGCCCTTGCCGATCGGTGGCTTGCCGCGCTGGCTGGCGCCCTTGATCGCAATGACGCCCTGCCGGCCACGCTCGCGTGCGTACTGGTAAACCTCAGCAGTGAAATGGCCGCCACTGTCAATCGCCACCACATGCGGTCGGATGCCATGGCCCAGCGCGTGCGGCCATTCGCGCAGCACCATCTGGTCCAGCTGCTTCCAGAGGTCTGCGCGGCTTGGGTCGCCGTGGATCTCCTGGTGGTCTAGCAGCCAGCCCTCCTCATCGCGTCCCCATGCCCAGACGCTGATCGCCAGCCGATTGTCCTGCACGTCAACGCCGACCGTGATGGCCGACGCACCATCTGGCACAGTGCCGGGTTTGTAATGCTCGCAGCGCTCCAGCAGGCCGCTGGCGCTCACCTTGCTGGCGTAGTCCTCTGCGAACGTCTCAGCCAGTCGCGTATTGACGAAGCTCTTAAGCATCGGCGCATCCGCCTTGCTGCGCATGAACTCGTCAACCATGTCGCCCCAGCTCAGCCAGCCGAGCGGTGAATAGAGCCCACTCAGCTGAAACCCGGCGGTCTTGCCGCCATCGCCAGGTGCAGTGGCGCGCCATTCACCTCCACGCAGCAGGGCAGGCTTGTGCAGTTCCCCGAATCGCTCTTTGCACGCCTCGCATTCATACGCCGCGCTGCTCGGATCATCCTTCTCCCACTTGAGCTGCGACCACTTCAGCCATTGCATCGCGCCGCAACTTGGGCATGGCACAAAGTAACGGCGCTGATCACTGCGTTCATACTCCGCCTCGATACGACTGAAGTCCTTGATGGTCGGCGTACTGGTCAGCAGGATCTTCCGCCGCGCGAACGTCGTAGCTCGTTTCTCGGCCAAGCTGACCGGATCGCCCTCGCCGTCAACGTCCAGCGGGAAGGCGTCCACCTCGTCGAGGAAGATGTAGCGGCACGGCGTCGATCGCAGCCCAGTGGCTGAGTTACTGCCGGTCAACAGCAGCATCCCACCGGGAAACTCCTTGCTGAACATGGTGTTTCCGCTGTCCCTGCTGCGGCTTGGTGCGATCCGCTCTGCCAACACCGGCGTGTCGGTGATCATGCTCTCAAGGCGCTGCTTGCTCAGGCGCTTGGCCATCTCAACCGTGGGCTGCACCGCCAGCAGTGGACCCGGCGCATGGTGGATGACATAGCCGAGCCAGTTGCTACCGGCTTCGGTCTTGCCGGTCTGCGCCGCGAACATCATCACCACACGCTGCACGGTGCTGCCAGTGCTCAGGCAGTCCATCGGCTCGCGCAGGTATGGCGTCCTGCTGGTGCGCCATGGTCCCGGCTCTGCGCTGGCCTTGCTGCTCAGCATGCGATACTGATCGGCCCACTCGCTGACCGTCAGCTGCGCATCAGGTCGCAGGCCATCGAGGAAGCCGCCGCGGTATGCGTTCATTCGCTTAGCTCCGACAGCGCCGCGCGGTGCTCCTGGCTGAGCAGTTCATGGATCACCACCGGATCCGTCTCGCCCGCCAGTTGATGGCTCAGTCGATCGGCCAGGTTGGCCAGTGCTTCGCGGATGCTGCGCCCCAGCGCAAACGCTTCCTTCTTCACCTCGTCTGCGCTGATCAGCTCGCGGCGCTGCTGGCTCACCTGCAGCTTGGCCAGCTCGGCCTGATAGTGCTCA